CAGCGGATGCTCCACCGTGAGGGCGCCGCTGACAGCCGCGACGCCAGTGACTGCCCCGGACAGGGGCCGCTCCACTGAAAGCGCACCGGACACCGCCGCCCCACCGGCGGACACCCCGGCCAGCCTCAGCGACATCTCCAGGTTCCCGGCGACGGCCGCCACACCGCTTACAGTCCCCGCAAGCCCCCGCGTGACCGACAGCGACCCCGTGACCGTGCTCCCGCCCGCAGAGCTGCCGGCCAGGGAGTGCTCCACCGTCAGCTCGCCCGTCACCCCGGCGCTGCCGGTAACCACACCGGCGAGCGATACTTCTCCGCCACCCGTGACCGTCAGGGCGCCGCTGACACTCGCCACCCCTGCGCTGCTACCCGCCAGCGGATGCTCCACCGTGAGGGCGCCGCTGACAGCCGCGACGCCAGTGACTGCCCCGGACAGGGGCCGCTCCACTGAAAGCGCACCGGACACCGCCGCAACGCCCGCGGAGGCGCCCGCCAGCGAGACAATCGTCGCGGCCACCGTGTACGTCCCCGTGAGCGATGCCGCGTAGACCCGCTCCTCGGCGCTGTCGCCGCCCTTCGTCTTGCTGATGAAGAAGTAGACGTGGACGACTGCGGCATCCCACTCTTCCTTGGTCGCGGCCGTGTCCACGCCCGTGAACCCGATCACGCTGGAGTTCGTGGGCGTCGTCGCCGTGATGCTCGAGGCAACCGTCGCCTGGTTCGTCAGCGGCGTGATCCCGTCCGCCTTGAACACCCGCGCCCGCAGCGAATCCCACGTGTTCAGCGAGGGGGCAGTGTCGAATCCGTAGCGAAGCTGGATGCTGAGCGTGTCCATGTTGCCGAAGTCGCCGGGCATGTCACCCAGCGCGAAGCTCGCCTCGCCCGTGTGCGTCGTGTTCGCCGTGTCGTGGACGTTCTTGGCGTCGTCCGGCGAACCGATCGCCTGCAGCACCGGCTCCGCGCCCGTGATCGCCGTGTTGCTGACGGGCGTGAACAATCCAAGGATCAGCTCGCCGAGATCAGCCATCGCCGCTCACCCCGCAGGTCGCGCAGGTCATGCCAGGCAGCGGCCAGTCGCCGCACCCCGGCCCGAGGTCGGGCCGGCTATCCCAGAACGGCTGAACCGCTTCCACGTAGCGCGCGTCGCCGTGTACCGCCTCCCACGATCCCAGCTCGCGCCGCAGCCCGCAGGCCCAGCGACGCCCCGACACCGTCCCCTCCTCCAGGAACGCGCACTGCTCCCCGGCAATCCAGCAGCAGTGCTCCTCGCCGTTGCCCGGGCAGCTCGCCACTTTAGTCCTCGGTAATGTCGATGTCCCCGATCGCGAACTCAGCCGTATCGCCGTCGCCAACCGCCTTGCTGACGGTCAGGTCCGCCCAGTACAGCAGGTTGCCGGCCGACACCGCGTCGAAGATCCCGAACGCCAGCACCGTGCCCCAGCTCGCCGTCGCCGTCGGGAACGTGACCGCTGCGCCGTTCGACTTGGCGCCACCCGAAGCCGCCGGCCAGTTCGTGGCGTTGTTCGTGACCGCCACCCTGGCGTACGACCCGCCCGTGACCTCCGTCCCGCCGCCCGCATCCGTGGGCGCCGCCGTGAACAGGCCGACATACACCGTCGCCGGCGCCGAGTAGGCCGCGTTCCCCAGCACGTGGTCGAGAATCTCGTTCTCCAGGAAATCCGACTTTGAACCTGCCATGTCAGTCCCCTCCGGTGCTCGCCGACAACCCGCCGGCGGTCTTCAAGGCGACGATCGCCACGCCCACGCTGTTCGCGATACCCACCGCGGCTCCGATCGCCCAGCTCTTCGGGTCCGCCAGGTCGTCCACGGAGAGTCCCGCCAGCGCTGTCCCCGCCTGGAAGACCACCGCCGAACCGACCACGATCAACCCAAGCTGGATCTTCGTCATCACTGTCTCCTTCATTACCTACTCCTCCGTGTTTTCCACCAGCGCCGCGAGGGCGCCGGCCAGTGCCTTCTGCAGCAGCGACCGCGGTATGTCCTGGTCGTCCGCCAACTTCCTGAGAGCGTTGCGAATCGTCAGCCCGTCGCGCAGACTCTTGTCTACCGGGCCCAGGTCGTCCCACCAACCACGGTCCTTCCCCACCTTTGCCATCCGCGCGGCGAACTCCTCATCGGTCATCTCGTCCTCCTCGACCAGGCTCTTGTCGTAGTTCAGGTCCACGCTCTGCCCACAGACCACCGTCGTCCCCTGGTACTGCTCGATCAGCGAATCGGTCCAGCCGCCATACGGCAGCCCGTCCGTGTCCGGGTCCCCGTCGAACCACGCGTTCCACAGCGGCAGGTGCATGAGCCACCGCGAGTCCCCCGTGTTCGGCACCCACCACCAGCGCCCTGTGTAGATGCCCGCTCGCCCGCCCGCCTCCGCCACGATGTCCGCGCAGGCCGCCAGGTAACTCACCCGCTGCTGCGGCGAGAGCTCCGGCGACTCCATATCCTCCGCGTCCAACCACCAGCGCCCGATCGGCAGCCCCTTCAGCGTCCCCATCGCGATCCGCGTTTGCGTCCCGGGCGCCTTCGCCAGGTACAAGTAGATGTAGGCGTCCACGATCAGACCGTGGGCCAGCGCCGACGCCGCCTGCTGCCGGGCCCACTGCCCCGCCCCGCCGGGCGCAGGGTTGCCCGTTCCGACGAGGATCTTCCGGATCCCCGCGGCCTTCATGCACGCCACTTCCGCGGCCGTCAACTCGCCCGACCACTTCGACATGTCCACACAGTTCAGATGCGGGGGACTCATGCTCCGCTCCCTGCTCTCCGATCTCCCCTCTCCGCTCGCCGCTCTTCACTCTTCACGGCCACACCCCGAACGCCCGCCGCCAGCCCGCGATGACGCCCGACACCCCGAGCGCCGCGCCCGTCCCAACGCCCAACCCGACCACGAACGCGTCCCACAGCATTCCGATCACGCCGGCACCCAGCGTCCCTGCCGAATGAACCCGTGATCCCCGCACGAGCAGGCAATCGAGGGGCTGAGCGTGAGGGGCTCCCAGCTTTCCACCGCCCACTTTGGGCCCTGCAGCGGTGAGCCAGGGACATCGAAAAGGATACTTCCGATGCAGTCCTCCCCTACTGGGGTCCCGTCTGCCCCTTTGCTCCGATGGAGGATCGTTGCACCGGCGCGCGCGATATCGGGCGTGTTCTGATAGCGCTCCGCGTTCTCCCGGATTGCCCGATCTGGCGCCCATGCCGAGAAGCGAAGCCAGTGGTCGTCTCCGAGGCCGAGCATGCCGTCGCGGGGATACCAGCTCTCCGCTCTCCGCGCTTCACTCTCCGCTCTCCCCTCTACCCTCTTCACGTCCTCGCTCCCACCGCTTCCCGCAACGGCACGATGTACTCCTGCTCGTAAAGCCGCTGCCAGATGCGCTCCCGCACACGCTCCCGCTGCTCCGCGTCGATGTGCCGCTCCTCCACAGCCTGGACGGCGATCGCCACCGCCCCACGCTGCCCCGCCAGCCGCGTGCTCAGCTCCAACGCCATCTCCTGCGTGTCGCAGTCGATCAGGTACTTCTGCCCGTACCTCGTCCACGTCACCGCGTACCACGTCCCGTTCACCCAGCCATCGTCCGCAGAGGGCGCCGAGGGAGGTTCAGCGCGTCCCCAGGAACACCGCCACCCCCACCGCAACCCAGCGCGCCATGTCGCTCCGGTAGAGCGCCAGCCCCCACCGCACGACGTCCATCCGCCCCGCCGCACGCGCCCGCGCCTCCATGTCCGCGTGCTCCCGGTCCGACAGCCGCCCCTTCACATCGTCCAGAGACCCCTTCAACGCCGTCACCCGCTTGTCCAGGTTCGACACGGATTCCTCGATCGCGCCGATCGCCCGCAGGATCGAGGCAACCTCCCCCGCCGTCACCGGATCACCTTCCCCATCACGATCCAGCCGGACCCCACGCGCAGCACCACCACCTCGTCGGCCACCTGCGGCGATGAGTAGCTCGCCAGCTTGGCGTAGCTCTGCGGGTCCGCCGCAGCCTGCCCCGTCCGCTGGATCGTCACCAGGTTCCCGCTCGTCCCCGTCACGGTCGCCCGAAACACCCGCTCCCCCCACAACCCCTCGAACATCCCCTGAATCAACGCCGCCAGGTTCATCGCCTCTTCCCTCTTCCCTCTTCCCTCTTCCCTCTCACGAAGTGCTCACCCTCTCCACGCGCCCCAGCGTATGCCGCATCTGCGCTGCGGGTTTCAGCTCCACCGCCCAGTTCCTCACCCACCACTTCTCCGCCTCGTACACGCCCTCCACCGTCAGCTCGTATACCTCCCGCCCCTCCCGCCGAGGGTCGATTGACGTCAGCAGCGTGGCCCGCCGGTAGAGCGACGCCGACTCCTGCAACTCCCGCTGGGCGCGCTCGTCGAGCGTCGCCTGGTCCGCTGCCGCATCAGCCTGGATCACCTTCGTGATCGTCCTCCCCAGCGTGACCGTCGATACCGGCGAGTCCGGGTCATCGTTCGTCGCCACCGACGACAGGGGCGCCCGGTTCGGGTCGTCCACCACCACGATGACCTGGTTCGCCAGCCGCGTCGTCTCAGCCTCCTCCCGGATCGGGATCAGCACGAAGTCATCCCCGCTGTATTCCACGTCCGCAGCCCGCCGGGAGAGGTCGTCGAGCAGTTGCGAGCGGCCCACGCCGCTCGCGTCGAACCAGTGCGAGTACATCCCCGCGCCGTGCAGCAGGTCGTTCACGACCGTCGCCCAGGGCGTCCCCGGCGGCCACGTCATGTCCACCGGCAGCGTCCTCGTGGTCGCCGGGAAGGCGTGCGCCAGCCCGAAGCTGTCAAAGATCGCCTTCACCGCGTTCGTGCCCGTGATGTAGTTCGCACCGCTCGCCACCCGGTACGCCGTCGTCGTCGTCGCCTCCAGGAGGTGCATCGTGAGGTCGTTCGCCTCAACCTCCCACGTCTCGTCCGCCTGGGGCCGGTACGCTTTCGCCGGCACGTTCAGCGCGAACAGCCCCATCGGGATGTCGAGCTCGTACGAGCCGTCCACGAGGAGCTCCATGATGACCGCGATGTGGTCCGCCAGCGGGTCAATGGAGACCGCTACCCCCCGGTCGTCGAGGGCGCCGGCGTCGATGCTGAAGCGCGCCGTCCGCAGCACCGTCCGGTCGTTGTTCAGGTCCACCTGGGCCCCGAGGACCGCAGGCGACACGTCCGCGATGAACTGGTTCGTCTTCGATCGTTTCTCGAAGCGGAACGCGTAGACTACCGGTCCCGTCCGCCCCGTCAGGGCGTAGTGCACCCGCAGCGCCGAGGGCGCCACCCGCCACTGGAGCGTCCGCTCCTGGCTCACGCGCCCGCCCAGCGCCCACTGCAGCTCCGGCGATACCAGGACCGCTCCTCCGAGCGCCCACTGCAGCTCCGGCGAGACCGCCAGCGTGCTGAACGGCAGGAGCTCAGCAACCATGGCACCCAGCTGAGCGACCCGCGTGGCCTGGCGGCTACGCACCCGGGCCTCCCGCGTCTGCGACATGACGATGGGGGTACTCTCGTCCGGCTCGCCCAGCAGCAGCGCACTGTAGTAGACGGTTATGCGGATGTGGTCGACGTCGACCGTCACCGGCGCTGTACCGGTGAACCGGAAGCCGGCGCCGAAGTCCGTGCCATTGATGATTGCCGTCGTCAGCGTCGCGCCCCAGGGGTCGGTCGGCGCGCCGCTGGCGGGAAATGAGAAGTAGCTCTCCGAACCGTTCTGACCGATGGAGCGGTTTTTCTCGGTTCCGATGAAGCCGCCAGCGGAGAGCCGGCACTTGTGCGCGGTGCCGGAGCCATTCGAAGTCCACTTCTCTTCGACCTCTACTAGCACTCCGTCAATCACCATCCCCGCAGGGATCGCGAACCCGAAGTTCGTGGCAAGCAGATAGTGCGTGTCGTTCAGCGCGGACGAGGCGTAGACGTTGTTGCTGCTCAGGCAGTTGCCCGGGTTGGACCAGGCATTCGTACCCGCGCTGGCATCATCCACCGCTGTGCCCGGGCTGTTTGGTCCCGCGGTGACCATCGGTTACCCGATCTCCTCGAACTCCAGCTCGCAACGCGGCGAGCTGATCGCCGTGTTCCCTGTCCGGTTCACCACCCGGATGCCGGCAATCCCCGACGGCGGCACGATCGGCGCGCTCTCCGGGTCGAACACGTAGTCCCGACCCAAAGCCGTGTTCACCGCGATCTGCAGGTACGGCTCCTCCGAGGCGTACGTCGGCTCCGTCGTCGGCCCATCGCCAATCGTCGATCCGGCGGCTCCCTGGTTTACCTGCACCGGCTGGGGAGTCGGCGCTGCACCTCCCGATCCCGCCGCCGTCGCACGCAGCATCTCCAGCAGGATCGTCTCGCTGTTGTTGTGCCCATCCTGCCCGAAGGCCACCCTCCGCAGCCGCACCACCCGGTTCGACGGGGCCGTGATCACCAGCTGCGTCTCCGTCGCGTTCGCCGCGATGCTCTGCCCGCCGCTCACCTTGTAAACCCTACCCAGTGCCATGTCCTGCTCCTCTCTGCTCTCCGCTCTTCACTCTCCGCTTGTTACGGGGCCGGGGGTTGCTCCCTGCTCACGGTCGCTACGGGTCCGACTGTCCCTGCACCTTGAAGATCGCGTTATCCAGGCGCTGCGCCGCCACGTCCGCGGGCACCACGAGCTTGAACCAGATGGCGTGGCAGTTCCCCGCCACGATGTTCCCCAGGCTCAGCGCGTCGGCGATGTCCGTCGGCTGCGAGAACGTCACCCCCGTGGGCGCCGTTGTCTCGTCCGCGATCTCCTCCGCCTGGGCGCCGGCCTGACCCGCCGGCACGGATCCCGCCGGGTCCAGCCCCATCGACAGGTCCCCGCCACCGGCAATCTGCGATAGCAGCCACGCCACCACCGACTGCCACGTCTGCGACCCGTGCGAGTTGTAGGCGAAGATGCACCGGTAGAGCGTCACCCCGGCAGCCGCCTGGGCCGCCGTGATGTTCGAGAACAGGTTCTGCAGCGTCGCGTCCACCAGGTCCGTCGTCGAGATGTACTTCCCCAGCGACTCCGCCGGCGTCGAAGCTGTCGTGTTCCCCGCCGCGCCGGTCTTCGTGCTCAGCCGAACCTTGATGTCCGCGCTCTCAACAGCCACTGTTCCCTCCTCGCCGGGGGCTCGCCGCTCTCCGCTCTTTCCTCTTCACTCCTAATCCACCTCCTCCCGGTAATACACCTCGCGCAGTCCCACGTTGATGTCCGCTCGCACCTCCGCCTCCCCCTTCCCCAGCTGCGTCAGCTGGCAGAACACCCGCGATCCCCGCTGGTCCCGGTAGCAAAGTAGCGACCCGCTCGTCCGTTGCCTGCTCTGCAGGCTCACCAGGGCGTCCCAGGTCCCGCTCTCCGTGTCCCAGTGGAGCGGCCCGATACGCAGGCTCAGCGCCTTCGTCTCCACGTTCCCCACGTGCATCGTCGGTACCTGGCGGCTCCACGGCTGCACGAACCCGACCGACTGCCCGATCTCCAGCTGCTGATTCACATCGAACTCGGCGTAGTTCACTGGTCCAGCCACATCGTGCAGGAACGAGCTCACCAGCGTCACCGCAGCGCTCACCCCCGTCGGGAAGGCGCTCTCCACCTCCTCGCCGCTCACGTCCTTCACCTGGGTCACCGCGTACTCGTACTCCACCCCCGCGGCCACGTTGAAGTCCTGGTAGAACGTCACCGCCCGGTCGTTGATGCGAGCGACCTTCGACCAGTCCGTCGCCCCCAGCACCCGCCGGTACACCTGGTACCTGATAAAATCCGCCAGCGCCACCGTCGAGGCGTCCCACGTCAGGTACAGCAGCGGCAACGCAGCAAAGCTCATCGCTCTTCCCTCTTCCCTCTTCCCTCTTCCCTCTTCATCACGTCTGGCTCCCCACGGCCACTACCGAGATGCCCGTGATCGTCGCCGGCGGCGTCCAGCTCGTCGTCGCCCGCACCAGCGAGCTCTGCGCCTCCTGGTTCAGCGTGTCCCGCGCGATCACCTGGACGTAGTAGGTGTTCCCGTTCTTCAGGATCCCGCTCGCCAGCGCGTACGAGGTCGCCGTCCCGGCGACTACCCCCGTGTCATGGACTACCGTCGCCTGGTCGGCCGCCAGCACTTTCACCCGGTAGTCCTGCTGCGTCCCCGAGCCGCCCGAGAGCGACCACTGGATGGCGTGCGCCGGGGCGCCGAGGACCTGGTCCTGCGTCGGCGACGAGACCGTCACCGTGGGCGCCGTGGCCACCGTGAACGTCGCCCAGGAGCTCCAGTCCGAGAAGCCCGGCCCGGCGAGCCCCTTTACCCGCACGCGCCACTTGTACTCCGTCGCCGGTGAGTCGATCAGCGTCTCCGTCACGTCGTGCGTCTGCGTGCTCTGCGTCAACTCCTTCGGCCCGTAGCCCGTCACCACCGAGTCGTCCGAGACCTTCCGCAGCTCCACCTCCGCCACGGTCTGGGCGTCCCCGTCCGGGTCGCTGTACGTCCACGTCAGTGTGGGCGTCGTGTCGCCCGTCACATCCCCCGATGGCGAGACGATGCCCGGCGTCGTCGGCTTCGCGTTTGTGTTGAAGTTCTGCCAGCTCGTCCACGCCGAGTACGCGGCAGCCGCGTCCTTCGACCTCGCCCGGATGCTGTACGACGTCCCCCACGCCAGCGCCGGCGGCGTCGACGGCGTGTCGCTCGGGTTGTCGGTCCCATACGCCTGCCCGGTCGCGATCACGGTCGCCACGTCGCCCGACTGGTAGATGGTCGTCGTCCCCTGCCGGACCTCGTACTGGAAGGCCGCTTCGCTGCCCCCGCTGCCCTGGTTGTAGGTGCCCTGGATCGTCGGCGTGAGCGTGTTCACCAGCCCGCTCGGGCTCGTCAGCGTGGGCGCGTCCGGGGCCGTCTGCGGCGTGAACGACTCCCATCCCGTGTAGTTCGACCAGACGCTGTTGTCGTCCTGGACCCGCGCCCGCCACTCGTACGTGGTCCCCGCTACGAGCGTCGTGCCGCCATAGACCACGGACGCCTGCTTCGCGTCCTTCTGCGCCTGGCTGGTCGCCACCTGCCCCGGATCCCAGAAGAGGACCTGGTCGCTCACCCGCCGCACCTGCAGCTGGTAGGCCGAGAAGACGTCGCCGGCGTTCGGGTCCGAGAAGTTCAGCGTCAGCGTCGGGGTCAGCGACCCGACGCTCGTCCCCCCGATCGGCGACACCAGCGTCGCCACCGGCGGGTCCGAGAGCACCGGCGTGAAGTTTGTGAACCCGCTGTAGGTCGCGATCGCTCCGTACGTGTTCTTGTGTCGCGCCCGCCACTTGTACTCCACCCCGTTCGCCAGCGTGCTCCCGGCATAGCCGATCGACGTCCCGCTCTGCCATCCCGAAGCCCAGAAGAGGGCGTTGTCACTGACCCGCCGCACCTCAATGTCGGTGTGCGTCACCGTGTCCCCGCCCGCCGGGTTGTTCACCGAGGTCTGCATCGTCGGCGTCAGCGACCCCACGTTCCCGCTCGGCGACACCAGCGTCGGCGCGTTCGGCGCCGGCGAGTAGAGGACATCCGTTCGGATCCGCGGTACTCGTCCGCCGGTGCCGCTCCGAACGCCGACTTTTTTGACCCAGACCCCGTACGCCACGTTGAGAGTGATAGTCTTCGCCTGGTCGGAAAGCGCGTCTTCAAACGTGAGGGCGCCGTTGGTGAGCGTGAATTCAGCGAGCGGCGTAATGTCGTTGGGCGTCCCGAGAATAATTGCGCCGCCACGGAGTTTGATCGTCACCGAAATGAGCCAGCCACCACTGGTCAGGTTCGCCGGAAACCCCAGTGAGGACAGGGTAAAATGCTGCTCGTGGGCCGCCTGGGGCGTATAGATCTGTGTATTATCGTCCTCGTCGTTGACAGCGGAGACGGCGTCAGGGCCGTCGAAGCTCCAACTCCCGAACTCCGGTGACGTCGTCGAGACCAGCACATCCGAAATAGTCGCCGTCATCCGGCCCTCACCCCCCACTGCAGCGCCATCGATCCGAACTCACGCGCCTTCTGCTCCTCCCACCACTCCTCCAGCGCCCGCCGGATCCCCGGGCCGTCGCTCCCCGGCCCCGCGTTCACCGTCACATTGAACACCGGCGCGAACGTCCCCCCGCCCTCGCCCATCCCCCGGCCAGACGAGCGCCCCAGCGGTACCACCTCGCCGCTCTGCCGCGGGATGAACAGCTCCGGCATCCCCCGCTCGCCCACCAGGTACGGCCGGCCCGCCACCACTGGCCCGCCGAACGCCCGCGCTTCTGCCCCACCGAACCGGCGGTCCAGTTCCTCCGCGAAGGCCTTGCCGTCGCCTCCCTTCAGGAATCCGGGGATGACCGCATCGATAGCGCTGCCGACCTTGCCCGCCATCGAGAGAATGCCGTTGACCATCCCCTGGATCAGGTCAACGCCCTTCTGATAGAGCGCGTTGGTCAGGTTCCCAAGCGCGCCCGCAATCTGGTCCGGCAACCCCTGCAGCCACGGCTTCAGGATGTCCGTCCACAGCGTCTGCATCCCCGACATCGCCTGGAAGAACAGCGCCTTCCCCGCCTCGAGGAGAAGCGCCGCACCCGCTACCAGCAGGTCCTTCATCTGCCCCGGCAGCCCCAGCAGCCACGGCTTGATTGTGCCGTCCCACAGCTCCGCCGCCCCTTCCTTCAGCTTCGCGAACAGCAGTTTACCGGCATCCCAGAGCAGGCTCGCTTGCCCCTTCAGGAGCTCGATCCCGTTTCTCACGACGTCCACCCAGAACGTCACGACGGCACTCACCAGCTGCTTGGTGTTCTCCCATGCCCCCGAGAAGTCCCCGCCCAGCAGGTCGATGATGATCTGCAGGACTTCCTTCACGACCTTCATGTTCGTCTCGACGAGGCGCTTGAACGTGTCCAGGATCGGCCCCACGACCTTGTCGAACTTCTCCCAGTGCTCGATGACGAACTTGACGGTCTCCTCGATCGCCGTCCTGATGTTCTGCATCGCCGGCCGGATGTCGCTTTCGTAGTAGACCTTGAACTTCTGGAAGTTCTCCTCCACGAACTTCCCGATCGCCTCCAGCGCCGGCGGCAACTGCTCCCGCAGAAACGCCGCGGCAGCCGCCAGCACGGGCGCCACGTTCTCCTCGTACCACGCCTTCCATTTCGGCCCGTTCTCCTCCACCCAGGCCGTCACCTGTGCGATGACCGGCTGCACGTTCTTTTGGAACCATTCCCGCCATTTCGGCCCGTTCTCCAGTAGCCACTCCGTCAGCTGCACGAACGCCGGCGCGAGCTTCTCCCCGACATCCAGTGCCAGCACCGCCACATTCGCCTTGATCTTCGCGATGTTGTCGTTCAGCCCCCCGCTCATCGTGGCGAAGGCCGCGTCCGTGGCGCCGGCGGAGCTCCCCATCTCGGCCAGCGCGAGCCGTGCCGCTTCCGCCTGCGGGCCCGTCAGCCCCAGCACCGCGTTCATCGCCTCCGCCGACCCGAACAGGTCCTTGAACGCCTGCTCCGGCATCGATGCCCGCAGGTCGTCGAAGATGTCGATCGTGCTCTTGCCCGACGCAATCAGCTCCGCGAACGTCTTACCGCTCAGCTTCACGATCGAATCGCTCAGCTTCGTCCCGCTCTTGCTCGCCTCCAGGAGTGCCGCCCGCAGTTGGGTCGTCGCCACGCTCGTCGGCGTCCCCTGGGCCGTCAACCGTGCCAGCGCGCTCGTCACGTCCTCGAACTTCACCCCCAGCGCGGCCGCCGTCGGCGTCACGTTGAAGAGGGCGCTGCTGAGCTGGTTGAAGTCCGTCTTGCCCAGCTTCACCGCCGTGAACATCAGGTCGCTGGCCTTCGTCGCGTCGATGACGTCCGCGCCGTACGCGTTCACCACCGAGCTGATGCCGTCGACGGCCGTCTCGAGGTCCGTGACCCCGCCCTTCGCGGCCTTCTGCGCCGTCTCCAGGAACGTGAAGACGTTGTTTGCCGGTACCCCGGCCGAGATCGCCTGGTAGAGCGCCGGCACCACTTCGTTCGGCAGGACCCCGAACTCCTTCGCGAAGTCCTTCACCTGCCCGGTCATGTCCTGCATCGCGTCTTTGCTGATGCCCGGCATCAGCGTGAAGACCTCGCGCATCTTTGCGTCGAAGTTCGCGAACGCCTTGACGCTCACGATCGCCGCCGCTCCCGCCGCCAGCCCCACGCCGGCCAGCGCCAGCGCTGCGGCCTTCCCGGCTCCCGCTACCTTGCTCCCGAACCCGTCTACACCGCCCTCGGCTTCTTTGAGGGCACCCTTCAGGCTCTTCGCATCCCCGGCGAGAATGACGGTCCGCTTGGTGTCGGCCATACCCCCGTAGCGTCCGGGAGACGCGCTGTCGGGGATTCAGCGCCGCTTCTTCGTCTGCTCCTCGATCCAGCCCTTCAGCAGCTCGAAATCAGGCACGGAGAGCGACCAGAAGCCCTCTACCCCTTCGATCCCCGGGTACCAGTGGAGGAACGCCGGGAGCCACGCGCGGTACTCGCCGGCACGGGCTCCCCCCCGGCGTTTCCCAGCTCAACCAGGGCCGCCGTCATCTCCGTGTACTTCACCTGGGTCGTGAACTCTTCCCACGTACGCTTCTCCTGCCCGTCGCGTTTCCGCACCAGGTAGACCACCGCCGCCAGCCACGCCTCCGGCGTGTCCTGCCCCGCCCCAAGGCAGTTCCCGCAGTCCCGGTACTCCTCGAGGTGGGCCTCGCAGAACACCACCCCGGGCTTCGCGCACGGTTTGCACGCCTTGATCGCAAGGTTGTGCGGGCCGCACGGCCTCGGCGCGAACGCCTTCTGCGCCTTCGTGTACGTCACCCCCGTCAGTTCGTAGAACTGCGACGTCTCGGCAATCGTCAGATCGAGCATCTTGTCTCCTTCGTCTTCAATCCGGCTCCGGGTACGCCTTCGCCAGGATCTCGTCCAGCAGCGACGTCACCATCGCCGGTATCGTCTCCTCGCGGGCCTCCCGGATCGTCGGCCACAGGAAGTACCCCGCGTCGCTCTTGTTCCCCCGCCAGGCCGGGAACTGCCGGCGCACCATTGACCCGAACTCGTGCCCCAGCGCCCACGGCACGTTCGCCCCGCCGATGCTCACCCGCGAGTTCACCCCAGTGCTCGAGGCCTGGATGCTGCGGACCACCGCGTGCCCCGGCCGCGGGTGGGACCGCGAGCCGGCACGCTGCCGCGCCGTGTCTGCGATCGTCTTCGCGATCTCCCGCATGCCCTTGCGAAGGTCTTTGTCGAGCCGGTCCGGCGACGTCTTCAGCTCCCGCTGCAGCTCGCGCAGCCCTTCGACTCTGAAGAACTCGTCCCGCCCGGTGTTTGCCATCGTGCCCCCGTAGGGGATGGGGTGGGGGCCTCTTCCCTCTTCCCTCTCCCCTCTTCCCTCTTCCCTCTTACGACGCCGTGTCGTTCGTCACGTACTCGATCTTCACCAGCGGGTTCGTCCCGTCATACAGCGCCTTGAACGGGATCGCCTGCTGCAGGATCCCCTCGTCGTCCACGTTCGGCGTGTCCCCGTTGTACTCGATGTCGTCCAGCGTGATCGTCAGGCTGAACGGCTCCGCCGTCGTCGGGATGAGCGTCGCCGTCGTGAAGCTCAGGATCGCGCTCGCCTGCACCGTCCCCGCCACCCACGCGTCGTAGACGTCGCGGTCCTCGAACTCCGCCGCCAGCTGGCCGCTAACCATCATCTCCCCGGCCGCCAGCGGTTCCCGCTTCAGGTTCCCCAGGAAGCGCCGGTCGTGCGCCAGCCCGTTCTCCCCGCGCAGCGTCCCGCTCTTCACGTAAAACGTGCTCCCGTCGATGCTCAGCGCACCCTCGTGGAAGGCGAAGAACTCCTGCGTCGCCGCATAGCTCGCGCTCGCCAGCGCCGTCCCCGTCACCACCGTCTTGAAGTCCATGTCCAGCATCAGTTGCAGGATCTCGTCGACCCGGAACTGAAACTCCCAGGAGCGCACCTTGCCGCCCACGAACGTGAACGGCTGCACCGTCCCCGCGACGTCTGGACGTCCGACCTGCCACGTCGCATACTTGCCGGCCAGCGCGGCCGCGCTGGGAATCGCCGTGTGCGTCTTGTCCGCGGTGGCGCCGGTGACCGTGTTCTGCCCCAGCATGTGCTCGAAGACCAGCCCGAACCCCTTGTTCATCACCGGGAGAAGGACCTGCCCCGATGCCTGGCGGATGTAAGTCTTCACCCGGTCCGCCCGCTGGAAGCGCCCTACTCCGATCCCCCGCCCGTAGAGCTTCGCGACGTCCGTCACGATGTTCTCGTTGTCGAACTCGAGGAACCGTGTGACCGTCGCCGCGGTGTCGTAGTCCACGCCCTGCGTCGCGAGCCCGATCTGCCCGGCAAGTCCTGCTCCGATGGCCATCGCTTACTCCTCCTCGCCGGCGGTCACACGGCCGCGGGGCGCCTTCGCCCAGTTCGCTTTCTGCTCCAGTAGCCGCTCAGCGAGCGCGCCTGCCACTTTCACGGGCTTCCCGTGTGGAAACTCGTCCGGGCCGTGTTCCGGCACGACAACGCTTACCAGCGGCCCCACGTAGACGATCTCGACTTCTCCCATTGCTGCGCTCCCTCGCCTGGCGGCGGCATCCTCAACGGTCAGACCCGCAGCCTGACCTTCGCCGTGATGCTGAACTCCAGTTGACAGTACCGGCCTTGAGGGTGAATCCCCTCCTCCGTCCCGTACGCCGTCGTCGTCACCATCAGGACCGTGTTCTCGATCGTCACCCCCGCGGTCGAACCGCGCAGGTATCCCTCGACCGCCGCCCAGAGCTCCACCGCGCGGCCACGGGCGGCTCGGATGATCGTCTCCCCCTTCCCCGGCTTCACCACCCACACCACACCGTCAATCGTCATCTCCTCCTCGCGCGTCAGCCGCCCCTCGTGCACCCAGTTCTGCACGGCACGGTCCGGCGACCGGAACTGGATGCTCTCCAGCGCGCTCTCGTCCCCCAGGTAGGCCGTCCCGATCTGCACGCCCGACAGCGCCGGCAGTAATGCCAGCGCGTCCGCGAGGGCGTTCTTCACCACGTGGAGCTGCGTCGTCGTCGCCATCGTCCCTCGCTACGCGATCGCCGGGACGTTGTACCGGCCCCGGTAGTGGTTCAACACGACGTCCACCTCTGGCAGCCCGTACCAGCTCCCCCGCTGCCCCGGCGTCGCCAGCGTGAACGTCCCCATCTGGTCCACCAACGTCGTCGTCCGGCGGTCGATGTTGCTCGGCACCAGCTCGTAGCGCAGCACCCATAGCGCCGCCCGCCGCAGGTCGTCCGGGATTGGCCGCAGCCCGTGTTCGTACTCCACCGCCACGTTCAGCCGACCCGCCGTGAACGACCCCAGGGTCTCCCTCACCAGCAACCCGCCAGCGTCGATGAAGACGTCCGCCAGCTCCTCCGCCGTGTACGCCGTCCACGTCTGCGTCCCCACGGTTCGCTCTCTCACCGACTGGATGGCCGTCACGCACATGCGCTGCAGGTCCAGCTCCCGCGTGCCCGTCCCGTTGAAGAGCTGCCGCGCGTACCTGGTCCCGATGCCGGCGCGGACGATCCGCTCGAAGGCGTCATGGATCCGGTCCCGCCCCTGGATCAGCTTCGCGTCCGGGTAGACCGCGGCGTCGAGCAAAGTGTTGTTGTCGAAGGCCCGCGCCTCCACCTCCGTGAAGAGGCGCTCGTCGACGATCTCGTAAGTCGTCGTGAACTCCTGCGCCACTCCTCCAATGACCAGCGACCAGGCCGCCGTAATGCGCTTCACGTCCGCCGTGTGGGTCACCGTCAGGGCGTAGGTGGCCAGCGACCCCACCATCGTCACCGTTCCGGCGGACACCAGCACGTCCCCGCCCTCGGTCGTCACCGTGACCGTCCCCGAGCTCGGCGTCTGCGGGAGACCGTCCGCGCCATATGGCTGGTACGAGATCGTGTGCGGCGTGTCCCGCAGTATCCGCTCCCTGCTCGCCCCGCCGCTCACCCGCTACTCCTGCGGCTTATCAGCCGTGGACTTCTCGGCCGGGGCCGCCGGCCCGGCGCTCTCCGCTTTCTGCTCGCCGCGTTCCTTCCGGATCACCGCGATGATGTCCGCGTTCGACCGCGCCTTCCCGAGCTTGATGCCCTCCGCCTCAGCCAGCGCCTTCAGCTCCGCCTTGGTCCGGTCGTTCAGCCCGTCGTCGTTGTCGGCGGCCGGGCCCACCGGCCGCGCTGGCTCTCCGCTCTCCGCTCTTCCCTCCGCCCTCAGCAATCCATACCGCTCGGCTTCCGCCATCGGCAACGAGCCTCCTGCGCCGACCAGGAGAAACGCGGCAGCCGGGTCGTCCTCGGTTACGATCCGGCCATCGGCCGTCACGCAGAGCCGCCGCGGGCTGATCCACTGCCCGCCCGCGAGCTCGCCCCGCAGCTGCGCGATCGAGAGTTCCATGGCTTACGCCACCCCGTCAGGGATTTCTTCCCAGGTCACCCCGAACACAACCAGCGGCGAGGTGCCGGCGGCGGCGACCGAATGGAGGATGTATGTGGTCCCCTCCAGCACGATGATGTCGCCGTCAACGACCTCCACCACCGGGAACACGCCCAGGACGGAGGTCGCCAGCATCGGCGACAGCGTGCAGAACGGGCGAATCGGCGTCGGCGCGACCACGGTCGCGGTTGTCAGCGGCTTCGCCCTCGACACTTCCGAACCGTTGATCTTCGCCGGCGACGGCACGATCGCCGTCCCCGACGGCACCGCGCTCACCGGGATCGGGTTCATCGCGTGGTACACGATGCCCGACCCGAGCGTGCCGGAAACGTACGCCAGCTGCGCCCGCTGGACAGCCAGCTTTGCGCCCGAACCTGCCGGGTTGTGCAGCGCGAACGCCGCTGTCGTGCCGAGCGAAGTGCCCGGCGCCACGCCGGTCACCGCCGTTTGCGCGTGGAATATCCGCCCGTCGACCGACGGCTGGTACAGCCGCCCGTGCCGTTGCATTACTTCCTGGGTCATCACTGTTCCTCCTGGGCCTCCCGGCCGGTTAGCTGCGTGTCCTGACCAGCTCCAGCTTTACCTGCGTCCCGTCGAGCGCAGAGTCAAGGTCGAATGTGTTGTCCTCGAGGTCGGCGGCGTCGGCCACCACGGTCGGGGCCGTCGCCTCGGCGACCTCCGCCAGGTATGCACGGTTAACCGTGTTCCGCGCCAGGCGCTCGCCGATGCCCAGCACGTCGCCGAACCCGATCGCCGTCGTCGCTCCCGTGCCGTCGTGCGCCGGGATCGTCACCTGCGTCACCGTCTTGAAGGCCTTCGTGCCGGCCACCGTGCCGGGCGTGTCCACGGTGAACGCCGGCAGGGTCTCCTGGATTGCCACGCCCTCGGCGTTCGTTCCGTCGACGACTACCTGGATCGCCTTGATGTCTCCCCCGGCCCCGCCGGCTGTCGCCGTCACGTTCCTCGGCACATCCGGCTGCGAGAACCCGCTCGTCACTACGGCCTCGGCACCGTCGTCCGTCAGCGCCAGCATGATCCCGTCGGCGTCGGCCGCCAGCGGCGACCCCGCCACTCCTACGGCCGTCGTCGCTCCAGTGCCGTCGTGCGCCGGGATCGTGATCTGCGTCACCCGCTCGAACACCTTCACGCCCGTAACCGTGCCCGCCGTGTTCACCGTGAACGCCGGCAGCGACTCCTGGATCACTTCGCCGCCGGGCGCCACGCCGTCGATGATGACCTGGATCGCCTTGATGTCGCCCGCGGTCCCGCCCGCCGTTGCCGTTATGCGGCTCGGGAACGCCGGCCCCCGGATCCCCCGCGCGATCACCTGCTGCGCGCCTGTGTCCTGCACCGCCGCCAGCACTCCCGTGGTATCCGCCGGCCCGCCATAGACCAGCGTCAAGAGCCGCCGGGCCCCTTCCAACGTTGGCATTGCACTGCCTCCTTCTCCCGGCTGTTCCGGTGCCTGGGGGAGGGGGTCCCCCGGCACCGGCTGCGGGGATGCTGTCGCTTAGCTCAGGCCCGTCGTCGCACAGATGGCCGCCGGCCGGAAGACCACGAACGCCCAGCGCGTGTCGCCCCGGATCGTTCGCTTCCCTTCCTTGAACTGGTCGCCCACGTAGCCCATCTGGATGTCGATCCCGCGCCGCTCGAACAGGCTCATCCACGCCGGCAGCGCCGAAATGGTGTACCCCCTGCCCGCCGCGTCCGCGTCAATCTGCACGATCGGCAGGCCCCACATCCGTTCCGGGCCCGCCTCCGACGGGTTCCCCCAGATGTAGATCCCGTCATCCGTACGCCGTAGCCGGATGGTTTCCCAGTCCGTCGGGTGGATCAGGTGATGCGTCGGCGTCACCCGCCCCGTCACTCGCAGCTTCGTCATCGCCTTGAAGAACGGCTGCTCGATCGGGTCAGCGCCCTTCGCCTGCGTCTGGATGCTCGCCGTGTTCTTGATGCCCGTCAGGTTCGGCGGCGTCCCGTTTCCGGTCAGAACCTGCGTGTCCAACCGCTGCCGCAGCCCGAACACCAGCCGCCCGGTCAGGTACGACTCCGCCTGGGGCACGTCGTCCAGCTGCTCGTCCGTGACCGGGACCGAGTCGGTGATCTTGCGGACCGAGGACTCCTGCTCCGTCAGCGCGAACGTCGACTCAGCGAATGCGACACCCTCGGCCTTCTCCGCCGCGGAGTGCGTCCGCGTCGTCTCTTCCATGTAGACGATCTTCTCCTGCCCCGTCTCCGCCATCGGCAGAATGTCGATCAGCTGCACCGGCCGCGCCACAGCCGGCACGAAACCGGGCAGGCGGACCGACTCCGGGGCCCAGCCGGCTCCGGTCTCGAACAGCGTGTTCATCGTCCGGAACTGCGCGGCCGCCGCGAACAGCTCCGAGGGCGCCACGTCCGCGAACGACAGGTCGATCCCACCGTTGGCGCCGCGCGCCTGCCAGGCCTTGAACTCCTCCGTGTCCGTCACGAGGTTCGCCAGGCTCCGCGGCCGCGGAGGACCGTTCCGCTGCTCCGCACCGGGCGCCCAGCTCGTCCGCCCGTTCGCTGGCTTGCGGCCCTCGACAACCCCGTTGCGCGCGGTCTGCGCCGCCTTCTCGATCTCGGCGAGCTCGCTCACTCGCTTACCCACCAGGTCGATGTCGGCGTTCGCGTTCCGCACCCACGTCGCCATTTCCTGGCCGTTGGCGAAGTTCACGGTGCTCACCTTCGACGGGTCCAGGTTCTCCCCGGCCTCACCGATCACCTTGTCGAGCAGCTCACAGCGCTCGAAGTGCGCCGTGTTCACCTGCTCCGGCGTCAGCTCCGGGATCCGCAGCCCGTCTTTGCCGATGTCGATCTTGAACGTCATGTCCTCACCTCCCGGCGGTCAGCGCCGCCGCGCGATTGCGTTGGAACCGCAGCACTTCGGCCACCAGCTCCGCGTTGCTCTCCTCAGCTCCGCCCGCGTCCCGCGTCATCGCTGCCCATCCAGACGACACCAGGGCCTTCGAAGCGTCCCGGCTGAACCCTGCATCCCGCAGTGCCCGCTCGGCGTCCCGTTTCGTCGGCTCTTGTGCGCTCAATGCGTTCTCGGGGGGCGCCACGGTAATCACCCTGTCGCTCAGCCCCGCCTCCACGGCTTCCTCCGCCGTGTAGAACCGCTCCGCTTTCATCACGGCCCGCCACTCATCCACCGTTCCGCCCGCCTTCGCCGCGTACATCTCGGCAATCTGCCCCGAGAGCGCACCAATAAAGTCCGCTTCCCGCCGCAGGTCGTCCTCGTTCCCGAAGGCAAACGTGATCCCGTCATGGACGAACATGCTCGTCTGCGGGTGCATCAGCACCTCGCCGCCGGCCATCCCCACCCACGAGGCCGCGGAGTACGCCGCGCCGTCGATGTGCGTCTCAATCTCCGCCGGGTGCTCGGTTAGCGCGTTCCGGATCGCTACCGCGTCGCTGATCGACCCGCCCGGGCTGTTCACCCGCACCATGATCTTCGTCGCCTGCAACGCCTGGATCTCCGGCACCAGGTCACGGGCGATCACGCCTCCTCCGGTCCAGAAATCCTCGCCGATCACGTCGTAGATGTAGACCGTCGCAACGCCGCCAGCGACGTTGAGCCCCGACGGTGCCCGGTTCCCCCGGCCACGCCTCCACTCCTGTACCAGCTCCCGGAACGTCGGCAATGTGCTGCCCTCCGCAGAGCCCAGTATCGATGCCGCTCTACCTCGGGGATTCGGCCCTTAGTCCGGGGTGGGCTCCCCCAGGACAACGTCCAGCCCCACCGCTGCGAACGCGTCCGCCGTTGACACGCCGGCAGCGATGAGCGCCGACGCCGCCTTCGCCGCCTTCTCAATCCGCCCGAGCCGGCGGTCCTCTTCCGTCGCCAGTGCCAGCTGCGTGAACCGCGTCTCGCCATCGTCGAACGGCGGCTCGTCGTCCCGCGCCAGTACACGCTCGATCGACGTTGTCCCGTTCATCAACCGCGACCGGTCGATCTCCGACCGCTCCTTCGGCGAGGCCGACAGCAAGCTTTCGAACGGCAACTTGACCTGCACGTCCTCGAAACCCGGCGTCCACGCCGGCACCGTCGCCTGGTACCGCGACTGCATGCGCTCCACGTACGGCCGCAACGTGAACCGCTCCAGCCCTCGCGCAAACTCCGCGATCCCCGTCCCCCACGTGCTCGGCTTACTCACCATGCCAACCACCGTCGGCGGCACTCGCCAGAGCGCCATCGCAATCTCGAACACCGCCTCATTCCCCGCAAGCCACTGGGCGTCGACCAGGCTCATCGTCCACGGCTGTAGCTTTGCGTTCTTCCCGCCGATCACCACGACGCCGCCTGATGTCTGCGATCCTGCGCCGTGCACCCGCGTCAACCGCCGGCTCAGCAGCTCGCTCGCCTCCGGCTCCAGCTCGTCGTCGACCGTCAGCACCGCGCTGGGCGCCAGCCCGCGCCCCATCAGCTTCGCCGCCGTCTCCTCGTAGGCTTTGCTCAGCCCCAGCAGGTCGCATGCCATACGCACCGGACTCACGGGATCCAGCCGCCCCGGCAGCTTGTACACCGGCACGTTCAGGAACTCGGGGCGCCGGCCGGGGCGGTTCGTCAACACCTCGTCCATCCCCGTCACGCGCAATTCCAGCGCATCGTCCTCCAGGCGCCGCAGGCTCGCCCGCGACGGGTCGATCGGCCAGATATGCTCCAGCACGCCTCGCCGGCTCCACCCCAGCTTCCCGTACGCCACCCCGTACAGCGCCATGCTCAGCGTGTTCGTCACCTGCCAGGTCATCACGTCGTCGTCCGCGTTCGGCTTCTCCCACAACACCCGCAGCTCAGGTGGCCGGATCGGACGACGCTCAGCGTCATCCCGCCTCACCAGCTTCACCTTCAGGGAACCCACTTCGTCCGCGATCACGGTCACCGCGATCCACGCCGCTGCGATCCGCAGCGCCCCGGCCTCGTCCGTCGTCAACCCGGCCGCCGTCAGCTTCCGCATGTCGATCTGGCCCGACACGCCCGAGAAGTCGCCCACGCCCTTCGTCACGGTGAACGAGTTCACGCCCGCTCGGACTAGCTCACCGAGTGCCGGCATTCCCGCCTCCGCCCGTGTTAGCTACGACGATCGCGTACACACTCGCCAGCGTAACCCCCACGAACGGATCGATTCTGTACCAGCTCGCAACCACCAGCCCGGACACCCCGGCCACCTCCAGCGCCCACCGCTCCAGCCGCCGGCGCCGCCGGAACACCCGCTCCAACCCTATCTTCACAGTCCTCATCCCTCATCCCTCATCCCTTCGGTCTCCTCCCCAGGTATATACACGCTGACCCCCCCTTTCGGCTTCACCGGGTTCGGCACGTTCTCGATCGCCCAGTTGCACATCGCCGTGCTCACCGCCGCGTCCATGAACGACGACGCCCGCCCCTTCACCAGCCGCCAGCCCGCTCGCCCGCTCGACGACTGTACCGCCGCCGCGCTCTCCAGGTGCCGCGTGTACGCCGGATCCCCGTCGTAGGCGAAGATGCGATTCACGCAGATGCTGTAGAACCCCTGGCTCGCCTCCTCCATCTTCTTCCCGCCCTGGAAGAACTCGTTGACCCGCTCCGGATCCCAGCGGTCCGCGATCGCCTGCGCCTCGTGCGTGAAGTACGCCTGGTCGAACTGCAGCGACCACACGTCATACTCCCCGATCAGCCGCCAGATCAGCGGCATGATCTCCTCCTCCCACGGGAACACCCACGTCATGTCCGGCTTCCGCGTGTGCGGGTTCAGCGGCCGCTCCCAGATCCAGCTCCGGAAGACGTGACGCTCCTGCTTCACCGGCTCCCCGGTCTCGGGGTCCGTCCGTTCCACCACCTGGCGCTGCCCGGCCGTCACCGACGTCGAGTCGTAGCGCGAGCTCGCGTCGATGCCCAGGCACGTCGGGGCGCCGGGGATCAGCTGCAGCTCCGGCGCGACGCACGCCGCCAGCGTCCCAGGCGGCAGCCATGTGTCTTGCGTGCCGCTCCACTGGCCCCCGAAATAGCGGCGGTAGTTCGACTCCGGCTCCGGCTGCCTCCCGCTTAACTTGTCCTCGTAGAACGCCCACGTCATCAGGTGCGGATAGCTGGGGTTCGCGGCCGCGATGAACGCCTCGCTCCGCCAGTCCAGTTCCTTCGGGGCTTCGAACCAGCGGAAGAAGAACCGCCGATCCTCTACTTCCCCGGCCGCTACCCGCGTCCCGTACTCGTAGTCCTGGCCGCACAGCGTCTGCAGGTTCCATCCGGGCGTCGTGATCTTCAGCACCAGTGGTTGCCGCCGCGTCACCGTCCCGTTGATCAGCTTCGTCGCGTTCTGCTCCAGCCGAGGGATGTCCCACTCGTGCCACTCGTCGATGATCACGTGCGAAAGGTTCTTCCCCTCCGTCTGTTTCGGACTCCCGGCCACCCGGAATATCTTCGACTCTGTGTCCTCCGCAACAACGATCTCCTCGTCCCAGGGAACAAACGTGCGACTCAGGATGCCCGGCTCCTTCGCGTGGTCGTCCCGGATCACCATGCTTCGCGCCGGCGCGAACACGTTGTTGGCGCTCTCCTCGCCCGCCCCTGCCACTACAACCTTCGCGGCTGGCTCTGCGTCGAACCCCAGCAGGTACAGCGCAACCGCCGCGATGAGCCCGCTCTTGCCGTTCTTCTTCGGCACACCCAACAACACCTCGCGGTAGCGACGGAGGCCCGTCTCTGCCTCCAGCTCGAACGCCTCAATCAACCAGTCCTTCTGCCAGTCCAGCAGCACCATCGGCTGGTTCACCCACTGCCCGTCCGTACACACACAGAAGTTCTCGATGAACCGGATCACGAAAGGCCCGGCCGTGTAGAACTCCCGCGGCTCCTGCCCGTCCCGGTAGTCCACCCACGCCCGCCAGCGTCGCCGCTTGTCCGGCTCCACCCGCAGCACCACCGGCCGCGTCGCCGTCGTCACCACCCCGGGCGGCGGCCGCAACTGCGGGTCCTTTGCGGCAGGCCGCCGGGGCAGCGTCTTCGTGCTCATGCGACCATCCCGCCAGGGCGCCCGGAAGCGAGCTGCTCCTCGAGCGTCACGCGATTCCCACGGCTCGCGTTGCAGCCGAGATGGGCCGCCCTCAGGTTCGTTTCGGCGTGTGGGTCGAGGGACTTGTCCCTCCAGAGCGGGTTCGACAGAGGCACCACATGGTCGCTCGTTGCTGCCATTCGGTCCGGGGCGCAGACCCCGTGGTCGATAGGCTCACCACAGATCCAACATTCGTTCCCGTCACGAGCAAGGAGTGCGAGCAGCAGCTCGCGGTTCAGGCGCCGGTCGTTGCGTAGCGCTCGTTTGCACTGGGCCGAGCAATAGGCGCGGGGATACTTGGTCGTTCCACGAATCGGGTCTCCGCATTTCGAGCAGAGATACGTCGCTGGAAGCGCTGGTGGGCTGTACCAGTTATCCAGGCATGCACGCGAGCAGAATGTTCGTCGGCGGCCGGACGCTCGGCGCAACTCGCAAAAGAGACTTCCGCAGTATCGACACTCGATGACCTGGCCGCGGGCCCGGTGCCATCGCTGGGTCGCATCGATGTTGTATTTCTCGGCCTTGTAGGCGTTCTTGCGACGCCGCGTTGCCGGCGGTCTCCGATTGCGGCAGGCGTCCGAGCAATATCGAGGTTGAGGCCCTGCGGCCTCGCGTAACCGGCAGAATTGGGCGGCGCACACTCCGCACCTATGCACCGTGCCACGCCGTACCTGCGCTGCACGTCGAGGCCGCGGGCGGCACCTGGGGGAACAGTAACGCTGACGGCGACCCGGCCCCGGCTTCCGCGGCGGGAGGGGCGCCTGGCATGTCCAGCACTTCATTCGTCGTCCCCCTCGCCAGCCTCCAACCCCGCGTTCAGGATGCTCCGCACCCGCTCCGCCGCGCCCATCCCTTCGGCAATGCTCCAGCCCAACCGCACACGCTTTAGCGGCCCCATCCCGAAGTCCTCACGCAGCCGGTTCGCCTGCGTGAGGTGCCAGTTCAACGAGCTCTCCAGCTGCCCCAGGCGCGTCAACAACTGGCTCACCAGCGGATTAGACCGTTCTTGTCCCATGCTCCCGGTCATCAACGGCTGCTCCCTCCACAGCCGCCGCACCATCCGCCGCAGCTCCACCCGCTCATCTCTCACCTGCCTGATCTCGTTCTGCAACGTGAACAGCTCTACGAGTGCCGGCAGGTCCGCGTCCCGATCCACCTGCCCCGCCACCGCGCTCTGCCAGAACGCCAGCCACTCGTCTCGCGTGGCCACCCGCCACTCTTTCAAAGGCTCCGGGGGCGCCGCCGCCGGCCGCACCAGTTGCAGTAGGTTCCCCTTGCCCCTGTTCCCCACCAGGGCGTTCGGCGATCGGTTGGACTTCGACGCCATCAGTGCGCGGCCTCAACGTAGCTCATGCCCCCACTCTCCGATGACAGCCTGAGCAGAGGGTCCGGCAGTTCGCCGGGTCCAGCTCGCGCTCCGGGGCTAACCGCACCGGGGCGATGTGGTCGACCTCGTGATGCCCGGGGTGCGGACATGGCGCACCGCACTCCACGCACCGGTGACCATCCCGATCGAGCACCACCCGCCGCAGCGCCGGCCACCGCCGGTCGCGCGGGCGCTTTCGATGGATCGCGCAACGAGGCGATCCGCAGACCCCGCACGAACTCAACAAGGCCACCGCCCAATTCGTGAGCCTGACAAAAAAAGTTCCGGCGGCGAGTTAGGCAGCAATCTAAGCTGCGACGGTGGTCCCAGAAGGCGCTCCGGCCGGCTGAACTTTCGGCCCGCCCTCCCCGCGGATGCCTCACGCACCGTAGCGCTCCCTGTAGTCCCCCAGGTCGGGCGGCACCCCCTTGTATGTCCGCTTCGGCGAACGCAGCAGCTCCTCGATCGCCTCACAGTCTGCTGGTTCGATAAGCCAGTCACCCCACGGCGACCTCACCGCCGGCAACTGCCCCGTCCGCACCAGCCTGGCTACCCTCCACCTCGAACATCGATACTCCCGCGCCACGTCCAGCAACGTCATCAGCCCGTCCGCCAGCCGCCGCGGGGCCACCCGCATCAACCGCCGCCGGCGCTTCCGCAGCGAGCCCACAGTGCGCCCGGGGAACAAAGACACACGTCTGGACAAAACAACATGCACCGGCAGGTCCAGGAGAAGGTTGTCCTCAGTCCTCGACCAGCGCTTCCCTGCTCGCTCCGCCGCCGTCGCCCGCTCAATCGCCACCGCGGACGCGCTGCCCACACGCCGCTTCCGCCACCCACGCGACGACAACAGGTTCATCACGCCCTTCGGCGTACGCTTCAACTCCCGTGCCAGGTCCGCAATGCTCATCGTGTCCTTCTGCCGGCGTACGAACGCCAGCTCCGCCGCAGTCCATGCGCTCCCCGTCCGGGGCGCCAGGTCCCGCCGCCGCCGCGGCACCGGCTCTTCGACGGGGGATGGTCCCAGCTCCGGGTCGACTACCGAACCGTGAACAACGCAGAACTCGCGTCCAACCAGCAGCCGCCCGCAGCGGGGACACTTCATACCGTTAGCGCACCTCGACCATGTGCGCCCCACGCGTGCAGGCCTCAGCCCCCTCGGCGGCCGCGCAACTCTCGTAGAACACGCCCTTGAGCTCCGTCACGTACCGCACGTCGTAGATGTTTTGCTTCTCCAGGGTCACGTTCTGCACCCAGCACTGCGTGAACGCCGGGTTGCACCGGACCTCCCACTCCGGCACTCGCTCATGGCTCAGGATGGTCGCCGCGACCATCAACTTCGTCAGGATCAGGATGATTGGATACAACATGGTTCTGCCCTTCCTGGCGGTCTCCCGCCTGTTCGAATAACCGATGCGCTGCCCACGCCCATGCCACGAGCTCCTCAACAGCAGCCCGCAACTGCGCTTGGGCCTTCATCGCTCCACCGACCGTCGCGGCGTAACCGCGCTCACCGCCGCCATCCAACAAGCGCGACGCACGCTCCAGGTGCTCGCGCGCTGCTACGGGCTCACCCGTCGCCGGGCCCGGGCGCGACGTCGACGGCTGCCCCCGCCCGCTCATACCGCCACCCCGAGCTCCGCCAGCGTGTACCCGGCCGTGTGTAGCTCTACGGTTCGAGTCCTGGCGGGGGTAACTCCTGCACACACCGACGCCCTCAACCCGAACAACTCCTCCATCCCAACCGCAGGCACCACCCGCACACCCCCGCTTCCCATCTCCACCCTCACCTCTTCGAACACCGCCCGCAACGCCTCGTTCCTCTCCCCCACCGTCCACAACCCCCACGCCTCCGCAATCCCCTCCAACCGCTCACCCAGCCGCATCACCTGGCCACCGCCGCCAGCAGGCAGCGCCAAGAGCGACCCTTCAGCCTCCCGCAACATCCGCTCCATCCCCGGGTCGCCCGTCGACACCCACATCTGCCTCGCGCGCCTCACTACTCCCTCGAGACGCTTCCGCTCCGCCCGCGATCCATCCTCCACCGGACGCGCGGCCGCCGACCTCACCTCGTCCAGCCACCATCCCTCCAGCCGCAGCCCCAGCAGGACCGCCTCCACCTGGCGCTCCACACCCTCACACCGCACCAGCCGTCCCGACAGCTCGCACGAACGCCCACGCTGCCGCGACGCCTCCCGCAGATAGTGGTACCGGGACCCATTCCCGCTCGAAACCCGCCACACCTGTCCACCGCAGCTCGCACACCGCGTCAACCCCGACAGCAGGTGCACCGACCGGCTGAACCGCGACAACCCCCGCACCACACGCTGCGCTGCCTCGAACACCTCCTCGCTCACGATCGCCTCGTGGACACCCCGGCGACGCTCACCCTTGTACGACACCCAGCCCGCGTAGAACCCGTTCTCCAACATCGATTGCACCGCGCTCACCCCGAACGCCCCGATCCCCCTCTTCGACCGCGGCCGCAATCCCCGCCGGTTCAGCTCCCCCGCGATCGCCAGGTACCCACTCCCTGATATCCGCGCCTCGAACGCCCACCTGAGCGCCTCAGCCTCCCCCTCCACCGGCACCAACCGCCGCCTCCCCGGGCGGGGCGGGGACTCTTCCCTCTTCCCTCTTCCCTCTTCCCTTCGGTACCCGAACGGCACGTCTCCCACGTGCAGACCAGCCTCGAATATCGCCCGCTTCGCCTTCCGGATGTGCTCCCCCAGCTGCCGCGAGTAGTACTCATTGAACGATGCCTCCACTCCGAACATCAGCCGCCCGGGAGCCGTCGAATAGTCCACCCCGCTCTGCAGGTTCACCAACCGCACCCCGGCCCGGTCCAGACGCTCCAACACCGCCGACGCCATCCCCATGTGCCGCGCCAGCCGGCTCGACTCGTGCACCACCAGCACGTCGAACACCCCCGCAGCCGCATCCGCCAGCAAGGCCCGCAACACCGGCCGCCGGCTCACGTCCCCCGTAAACGCCGACTCCCCCTCACCAACGTACTCCCGCACAACCTCCCACCCCTCCGCCTCGCACCGCGACCGCATCGACGCCAGCTGCGCGCCCAGGCTCACCCCGTCCTGCGCCTGCACCTCAGTCGACACCCGCGCCAGCAACCCCGCCCTCATCGCTGAAGAACCGTTCGGACGGCGGCGATCGCGCGGTCGAGACAGGCGATTGTCTCCGCGATGGTTGGAATCTCACGGAGGATCGGGGGGTCGTCGAGGACGATGATGGTGTAACGGTCACTGTGCCCCGGCCGCGACAAGCGGTCTGTAATTATCCGCGCCTCGAGCTCAGTGAGCGGCCGGTGCTGAAGGAAGATCACCCCGCGCTTCCGCTCGAACGACGCCTGCACCTCCGGGCTCACCAGCCCAAACGACCCCGGCATCATCGGTTTGCCCATTCCAGCAGCACGTCGGCGTGGCACGGCGCAGCCAGCGGGCACCAGCACACCAGGTCCTTACCGCGCAGCTCGGCGCGGGCCTCTTCGATGGTCGTCATCTGCCCGGGAATCTTCCCCTTCGGCCACGGCAGCGGTTGGGAGAACCAGCAGCCGCCATCCTCCGCGTTTTCTCTAAACAGCCGCACCGCGATTTCCGGGGCCATTGGGTATCTCATCCCTCATCCCTCATCCCTTTTGCCTCGGGATCATCCCACTTCCGCCGCTGCGCTACCACCAGCAGCTCCATCAACCGCCGCATCCGCCACGACTCTACCCTCAACGTCGGCGGATCCGCCGCAACCACCGCTCTCCGCTCTCCCCTCTTCACTCTTCCCTCCCCCCCGGCATCTCCTTCTTCGCCCACACCCAGTTCGGCAACCGGCTCTGCTGTCCAGGCCGAAACGCCGAATCCTGTTTCACAAAGCACGCAACACCCGCAGCCTCGCACTGCCGCACCACGTCGATGATTGCCTCCACCCCGCAGTCCCGGCGCTTCGGCCCGCTCTCCCCGCCAACGATCACCCAGTCGAGCACTGCGTCTCCCATCGTGCCTTCGGTCCCCTCGCACCACGTCAGGGCGCTGAAGCCTGGATCGGATTCATCGGTCTTGTCGAGCGCCGTGAGGTCCACCGGCTCCAGCAGCGGCTCCACGCTCACAAACCGCACCGCAGCGGGCGTCTCCAGCAAGATCGGGACGCGCTCATCCGCCGACCGCTGATCCTCCACGCTCGTCCCCAGCCAGACGTTCGGCAACGGCCATGTCATCGGGGCCATATCCTCGCCGCGGGCGGTCGTGTTCTCGTCCATCAGGGTGAGAACTCGGTTGCGGACCTCCTCGGGCTCATTCTCGTCCCAGCTACCGTCGTGGAGGTACTCCCGCATCCGCTCCGTCCGCTTCGTCAGCACCTGGTACGTGTGCTGCGGCGTCAGCGCCATCACCGCAAACACCCGGTCCAGGAACTCGTCCGGCACCTCCTCGTGGAACAGGTCGCTCATGCTGTTCACGAACACCCGCCGGGACTTCCGCCAGTGCAGCGGCGCCTCCAACCGCTCCGGGTGCAACGTCACCACCGCGAACGGCGTGTCATAGGTGTCCGGGTAGGGCAGCCCCTCCCAGCCCATTGCCCGCAATGCAGCCACGGGTAGCCCCGTCACCATGACGTCTTTTCGCGTGACTGCAAGTAGCCCTGCCTGCACGTTCGCCCGATAGCGCTTGTTGTGCAGCGCCGACGCATAGCACCGGGCACACCCAGCGCTCACCCGCGTGCACCCAGTCACCGGGTTCCACACCTCGTCCGTCCAGCCGATCTCGCTCTTGCTCACGACAGCCACGCCGCGGCGTCGACCGCCAAGCGGCAGCGCGCCTCCGCCCACGTCTCATGATGCACGACCCCCGGCATGTAGTAGAAGACGTTCTCCTTCGGCCCCACCACGTGGAGGGCTTCGTGATAGACCACCGCCTCGATCTGCCGCGGGCTGAACGTCCGGCAATGGTCCGCCGCAACCCAGATCTTCATCGACGCCTCACCATCCCAAGATCGAGCGCCACCGCCTGGCTACCCTGGTCGAACGCGTCATCGATGTCCGGCTCCTCCGGCGCGATGTCCCAGTAGGCCCCGAGCCGGATCGCTTCCTGCACCATCGGGTTCTGCAGCCCGTACGCCGCCAGGTGATACCCCGGCGCAACCGTCGCCGTGTTCCCCCGCGACACGTCCGGCCGCCAGACGAACCGGCGCCGGGCCTTGTCCCAGGCCTTCACCAGGGGCCCCCGGCTGAACTGGTAGCAGTAGCAACCGGCAGCGTGGCACTTGCCACGCCCGTGCTGGTGCCCGCACACGCAGCCAAGGAACGTCGCGCTCACACCAACACCGCCTCAATGTCGTCCCACTGCCGGGGCCGCCACACGTACGCCACCTGGCCCGTCCGCCGAAGTGCTGCCACCCACTCCGCCTGCTCATCCGTCAGCCGCCCCCGTTCGCTCTTCAGTTCCGCAAATATCAGATAGGGCCCCCGAGCCAGCACCAGGTCCGGGAACCCCTGCGCGCTCCTCCGCGAGTCGTACGTGTGGTACACCAGCCACCCGTTCAGCCGCGCGTACTGCACGACCTGCTCCTGGAATTCCGTCTCACTCATCGCCCGGTCCAGCACCTCCCGCGCGCTCAGGGGCACCGCCGCCGCTCTTCCCTCTTCCCTCTTCCCTCTTCCCTCCATCACGCCACCCCTTCCCGCACAACGGACACGCCCTGTCCGGCCGGATGATCTGCGGATCGTGCGGGCCCGGACACCAGGCCATCTCCACTGCCATCGCGCGCCTCCAACCGCCGGCGGAGCGCCCGGCCGTCCAGCGCGTACCCTCGACCGCGCCACGTCCGCAGCGGCAGCCCCTTCTCCCTCAGATGCACCATGTGCGAGCCGATCGCCTGCGTCGGGCGTATCACAAACTCGTGGCCCAGCACGTCCCGGCAGATGTCCCCGGGGTCCAGGAACCGCCCGCACTGGTAGGCGAGGTAGGTGGCGATCGCGAGCTCTGTCGGCGTCATTGACTCTTCGACCCGCCCCAGGGGCATTCGCGTCGGCGGCACCACACTCCAGATGCCCTCCAGGTACTGCCGCACCTGCGTCCTGGCACACCGCAGGCGCCGATGCCCCTCCTCCAGGGTGACCGCGGCCCCAGCATGAATGTCCATGACCAGCCGCGCGAGCTCCGCCGTGCGCGCGACCCGCACGTCCATCGGCGGATGCCCCGGGGCCGCTGTAGCCAGCGCAGGCGCCGCCATGTAACACCGGCAGCCCCACTCCAGGCACCGCCCCACATGCCCGTGCCCGCACACCCCACACGTTCCGCTCTTCACTCTTCACTCTCCGCTCTCGGAAGGCGCCGGCAAAGCCAGCTCGAACCCCGGCAGGAAGTCCGTGTCCGCCGGCGACATCTCGAGATTGATGCGCTGGTTCCCCATCACCATCGCCAGCCCGCTCAGCTGCGCGAACGCCATCAGCGACGGCCTGAACGCCTCCAGCGCGGCCGCGTACCGGACCATGTCCATCTCGTGCTCCGCGTGCCGCTCGTCCCACTCCTTCTGCCACTTCTGGACCGCTGCGATCTCCCGCTTCCATTCCTTCGGGTCCACCTCCTCCGGCCTCTCACCCAGGTTCTCGGGCCGGGGGTGCGACGCCAGGTGCCAGCTGGGAATCTCGGGCTTCACCGGGGGCGCCGGCTGGTCGATCCGGAACGTCACCTCCATCGCCCCGGGCTTCGCTTTGCCGTAGCCCTCGGGGGCCTTCTGCAGCGTCGCCTTCACCCCGGTCAACACCGCCTGCACCGTGATCCTCGTCGTGTTCCTACTCGCCATTGCCATTGCCCGTGCCTTTCGCTTGCTCCGTCGCTTCCTGGCTGCTCTCCGCGCTCCGCTCTCCCCTCTTCACTCTTTCCTCCCCGAGCTCCACAGCAGTCCGGCACCCACCAGGACCAGCGGCCACCCGGCCATCGCTGCCACCCCCAGGAACGCCGCGTCCACTACGGCATGCTGGTCCAGCCCCGATCGCGCCTCGCAACGCCAGTACGCCAGTACCGTCCGCGTTGCCCAGCGGCCCACCTGCCACCCAACCACCAGGTACAGGCCCGCGCCAAGGAACCAGAACCCCAGCTCACTACTCATCGCCGTACTCCTCACTCTCTGCTCTTCGCTCTTCGCTCTCCGCTGCCTCCGCCAGCCAGCCGTCCAGGACCACGAACATGTAGTTCGCCCGGCCCGTGTGGGCCGCCTTGAGCGTCGCCTTCCGGGCCGCCTCTTCGAACATCTCCTCCGTCGCTCCCACCGCTAGGCGGCTTACGACCTCGTCGGCCACGCCTGCGGGGAGACCGATCCGGAAGTCGCGGTTGAGGCGCTGGCGGATGCGGTTGGCGAGGTCGGTGAGGGATGCCGCGGTGGCCGCCGGGCCCGGAGATACCGAGGATGAAGAACTTACCCCCGCGCGCGAGATCCGGCGGATGCTGCCGATCGCGTCCGGCATATCCTGCCGATCGCGAACCTGACCGATCGGCATATCCTGCCGATTACCCTCCGGCACCATCTGCCGATCGGTCGCCTCCACCAGGTCCAGCTCGTCCGCCACCCAGCGCGCCACCGCCGGCACGTTGCACGAATATTCGTTGCCCGCCGCCGTCCGGTACCAGTGCACCAGCCCCAGTTCGCGCAGCTCCGCCAGGTGCTCACGTAGCGCACGCTCGCTCATCCCCACGTTCGCAGCCCAAACCCCCTGCCGCGGCGGCTGCTCTCCCCGCATCTCGTACTCCGCCAGCGACATCAACACAGCACATGCCCCCACACTCGGAACACCGCCCGCTCGCGTACACCGCGCGCAAACCCGCCCGAACAACGCCTTCGACATCTTCGCCATCTCATCGCCAGTCCCCGTTGTTGATGCCGTCGACGACCACGAACACGAACGTCGCCACCGCCGCGATTGCCAGTACCCCCTCTGCCAGCAGGTGCAGCATCATCGCCTCCACCGCACCCGGGCGCGGAGTTCCCGCCGCTCCCGCCAATGCGCAACCAGCGACATCGCCCCGATCCCCAGGAAGGCCCCGCTCAGAAAGATGAACAGCAACATGATCGCGATCACCATGTCCGCCCTCTCATTACCGGGCCCGCCAACGCCAGCGTCAGGCACCCCGCACACGCCCGCACCAGCGGCCCCGCGTTCAACGGCCGGAACGCCAGCTTCTCCGGGTGACGGCAGCTCGCTACCATCCGCCCGTGGTCCAGGTCGCTGTGCAGCGCGAACGTCCGCCGCGGCGTCGTCACCTCCACCGGGTACCCCTGCCAGTTCATGAGTACGTCCCCCCGCTCTCGTCGCCCACCGGGTCGGGTGGGGACTCTCCGCTCTCCGCTCTCCGCTCTCCGCTCTCCGCCGCGAGCGCCCCAAACACCTCCGCAAACGGTGCCTGGTCCGCCCTCCTCCCCAGCACGTACTCGTGCGACCTCCGGTACTGCGGCCGGCTCTCCCTCCCCGGCCCCACGTGCGTCACCGCGTCGATGTGCAGCAACGCGTACCCCGCCGCCAGCAGCTCGTTCGTCCGCCGCCGCGAACGCGACTCCGTGATCTCCACGATCCCCTCGTACACCCCGCTCACGACGCCTCACCCCCGGCGATCTCCGCTCTGAGGGCCGCCAGGCCATCCTCAGTCAGCCGGTAGCGCGTCGCTCTCCGCTCTCCCCTCTCCGCTCTTCCCTCTTCCCTCTTCCCTCTTCCCTCTTCCCCCCACGTCGCCGCCAGCCACCCCGCCACCTCCCCATCCACCGTCGACCCCTGCGACACGTCCGCCAGCCACGCGTCCAAATGCGCGATCAGCCCCTTCATCGCCTGGTTCGGCACGTACACCCCGAAACTCCGGTGGCTCCACGCCGAGATCACCCCCGCGAAGCTCAACCCCAGCCACGCCGGCGGCGGCATCGGCGCCGGGGAGGGGATGGCTGCGGGCCCTCGTCCCTCTTCCCTCTTCCCTCTTTCCTCTATAATGCTCACGACAGCCTCCTTATCAGGCGTCACTTGCGAGCCCTGGCGTTGCTGGCGCCGGGGCTCGTTTTCGTTATCGCTTCACGGCCTCGTAGGCCGCCTGGAGCGCTTTGAACTCTTCCTCGCTGCCGCCGGCGTCCGGGTGCAGACGCTTCGCCTTCGCCCGGTACACCGCCTCGATCGACTCTGCGTCCGCATCACTGCGCAGACCCAGCACTTCCCACGGGTCCCGCGCGTGCGCCGGCGCCGGCAGCGCCATGAACGTCTCCCGCATCGCATCCAGCGACCCGCGCGCCTCTGCCAGGCGCATGTCCCGGATGTTCAGGTAGGCACAGCGGAGGTTCGTCGCGAAGTCGGCCCACGCGTCGATCCGCACCCGCACCTGCTGCCCGCGCAGCAGGAACACCACCAGCGCCTCCGTCTGCCCGGCGCGCTGCATCGGCAGGTCGAAGTCCGTGATCACCACCGCATCGGCCTGCTGGTTCCATCGCCGGAACTCCGTTTCGATGTCCCGCCGGCTCGCGCTCGGCGTCGCCGACGGGGGGGTGTATCGGTAGCTCACAGCAGCGCCTCCTGGCGCGCTTCGCCCGGCAACGCCAGCCCGTACGCCGCCGCGAACGTCCGCCCGTGCTCCCGGCACAGGTACGCCGCCCGCTGCCTCTGCCTCACGTCCCCCGGCCGATGGCGCCTGGTCGCCCGGATCTTCTCCCACCACGTCGCCGTGAACGCCGGCGTCCCGTCGCAATCCCCGCCACGGCACGCCACAGCCCAGTCCTCCGGCACCCCCAGCCCCAACCGGTGCCCCCACGTCGCGCCGATACGCATCGGCCCCGCCACCCGTGTCACGACCCCACCTCCGCCGCTTCCTGGCTCACGCCCGCCAGCGCAAACACGATCCGCCCGTCACATGGTGTGCCTGCACCACGGAACCCACCACACCGCCAATCCTGCTCGATAAAAGCCAGCTCACATGACTGAGGCCAGGGTGATACGTCATCGTTGGTAGGCAGCATTTGTAACCACCGCTTCGTACTGGAGGCTGAAGGCCACCACCCACCATGCTGCGCCGCGCAGACCTCGCAATGTGCCGATAGGATCGTCACCATCGGCGCTCCGCTCTCCGCTCTTCCCTCTCCGCTCCTCACGACGCCCTCCCCACCGGCACGCGCTCCATCCGCCCGTTCACGATCATCCTCCGGTACCCGTACCGCCGGTCGTAATCCCCCATGTCCGGCGGCGTCCCCTGGTAACTCCGCCGCTTCGGCGCGCGCAATGTCCCCGCGATCGCCTCGCAGTCCGCGGGGTCGATCCTCCAGTAATGCCCGCCCAGTACCTTGCGCGCCGGCAGCGCCCCGCTCGCGATGAGACTCGTCACCCGGCTCAGCGGGCACCTGTACTCCTGCGCCACCTGCATCGCCGACATGTACCCGGAAACGTCACGCGCCCGCCCTGCCCCCAGGTCGTACAACCGCCTCTTGCACGCGGGCCAGGTCCTCCCCAGCTTCTTCGCGATGATCTTCAGCGTCATCGATCCCGCTCGCTCCAGCAGGTAGTCGTCGTCGTCTTGCGTCCACTCCACCCAGCTCCGGTGATACCGCGCCCGCGACACCCCCGCCTCAGCCCACGCGTCCGGCATCGTCCCGAACTGCAGCAGCACCATCCCCGCCGTCGGCCATTCCATGTGACCCTTCTTCATCTGGGCATACTCGCGGCACGCGCACGGCACCGGACCCGGGTTCGCCGCGGCGAACGCCCGCAACCCCGCGAGCACCCGCTCCCGGGTCCAGTACCGCGCCACACCCATCGGCCGCTTCCCCCAGCCCGGCTTCCACCCGTCCACCGGGCTCAGCACCCGCCTGGCCCGCAGCCGGATCGCCTCGTACGACCGCCCCAGCTCTTCCGCGATCGCCGCATGGCTCTCCCCCGCCGCCAGCAGGTCCGCCAGCCGCACCATCTCCTCCTCCGTCCACGCTCTCCACGCTCTCCGCTCTCCGCTCTTCCCTCTCCGCTCTTCACTCACGACCAACCCCCCACTACGCCGGCTCCTTCGATCTCGAATACACCCCCTCCAGGGGTCGTGATGGTCGTCACTCCCTCCGCCCGCAGCATGCCGATCAGCTGCAACCACGGACCGCAGCGCGAGCACACCTCCCGCATCTGCCCCTGCGGGTCCTCCACCCACGAACACCCGCCCTCGCACGCATCCTCAGCCGTACATCCGCACAGCACGCACCGCGGCTCGCCCTCGAGGAGCACGCCTGCGATGAATGAGGCCACCGCATCACAGCACGAATGCACACCCATCCCAATGTGCGGACACGTGGCCGCCAGCAGGTCCGCCTGCCGCACCATCTCCTCCTCCGTCCACGCCCGGTAGCCGCTCTCCGCTCTCCGCTCCTCACTCACGACGCACGCTCCGCCACCCGCTTCGCCGCCATCATCGCCGCGTACTCACACAGCTCCCGCCGGTCCGCCGCCGTCAATGGCTCCAGGAGCGCCGCCAGCTGCCTCGCCTCGATCGCCAGGATTGCCGCCTGCATCCTCGGAGCAGCCAGCGTCGCCAGGTGCTCCTCCATCTCATCCGCGAAGAGCTGGCGCCACTCATGCCGCACTCCCGCGCTCACGACGCACGCTCCTTCTCACGGGGCTCCAACAACCCTGTCATCCGCGCGCTGATCTCCATCTCCGGCGCTTCTCCTAACCCCATCTCCTCCCATGCCCGCTCCACGTCACGCCGGAACCGCAATAGTGCCTGCATCTGCTCGAGCTGCCCCGCCACCATCTCCCCCACGTCCTCGAACGCGTCCAGCAACGTCTCTCGCATCGCCGACCGGCTCACCATTCGCGGGTCCTTACGTCCGGTCACGGCCCCACCTCCACCGTGTCGTGCACGTCGCCATGCGTGTTCTGCAGTTCGCTTTCGCGCTGCACTATTCCCGTCAGGCGCCGGCGAAGGTACTCGTTGGACTTCATCCCAAGCTCCGCCGCCGCCTCGTCAATCCTCCGCCAGGTCTCCACCGGAAGCCTGACCCCTCGTGCCGCCGTTTCTTCTCTTTCCATGTGTGCACAGAACTATGAAGGCTGTGCACTGCGCTGTCAACCCCCTGTGCACGCTCTACACGAAAAAACTCGTACATTTTTCGGCGTGGCAGGATATGGCCGGCTGATCCGCGAGGCACGGGAAGCCGAAGGGCTGTCTCAGCCTCAGCTTGCCGACAAGTTGAACGTCGACCCGTCAATGGTGTCGCGGATTGAGAACGAACGTGTACGCATCAGCCCGGAGCTTTTCGTCGGGTTGACGCACATCCTCCGGACCCTCCGGCCGGGGGAACTCATCGAAGCAATGGGGTATCCGATCGGCCTCAGCCGACAGCAGCGGAAGATTCCGCGGGAGCTCCTGGACGCCCTGGAGGAAATCGACCCACAGTTACTGGCGGCGTTTGTTCGCTTAGGCAGAGGAGCACTTCTCGAAGCTCGTGAGCGATATCGCGCGGACCGTCCCGAACCACCACCCCACACTCCCTGACCGCCGCCAGCAACCGCGCTATCTCGTCCTGCGTCAGCGCGTCGCCCTTTTCGAACACCATCACATAGACCGGCATCTCTCCGGTTCCTCCTCGTGCCCCACCTGCCCGGCACTATAACGTGCACGTCAACCGGTGGGGCCACCCTCCCATGTCCCCCAGCGCGACAGATTGTGTCGTGTTGTGGCTTTCTTCACACAAACGCCACCCGATGTGCCATACTCCCCGCCCATCCCGCTCCAGGAGCCACCCGATGCGGCCTCTTCTCGCCATCCTCGCTCGGCGAGGTGGCCCAAACCTGAGCCCTCGCATGTCGAAATCTTCACAAAACTCCACCGAAAACACGCTTGACACCCGCTGTATCCGCGCGTATTCTGGAGATACACCACAGAGGAGATCAGCCATGGCAACCACGACCTACGAAACCATCGACCTGTCGATCGACCTGCAGCATGGCGAAGGCGCCATCGTGAGCCGCACCCTGTGGGGCCGCCAACAGAACCCCTATGGCCCGCCCACTCGCATTATTCGCTGCAACGTCCATTCCCCCGAGCACCTCGCGAAGGACAATGACTATCGCCAGGGCGCAACGCTAGCCGCTGTCGATTACAGCCCGGGCCGCTTGTTCGGCTATGTGGAGCGCCAGCTCAATACTCTCTACCCATGCGAGTTCGGATGGGAGTGCTCGTGGGAGATCCCCGCCTGAAGAGCCGGTAACGGCGAAACGCCGAGAGGCGTCGCGGGAAACATCCCAACACTACACGCGGACCAACCGCGAGGAGATTGAGATGGCTACCCTGAATGTTCGCAATATCGATGAAGCGGCGGTCGCCCGTCTGAAGCGCGCGGCGGCAGCCCGGGGCCTATCCTTGGGGCCCTACCTCGATCTGCTGAGCCGGCTGCATGACATCGCACGGGCCCGCGCCGATGCCGGCGATGATGCCCTGCAGGCCGAGATGGAGACGCTGGGCCTCGCAACCGTGCGGGGCTGACCGGCAGGCGCCGGACCCCATTAGCGGAACTGCTCAGGCACATCCACCTCGCGCCGCGACACCGCCATCGGCGACGGCCGGTGCGGCCGGCTCACCAGCCCCACCCAACATCGCGGGCACACCCGCAGGCGCTTCGCACCCACCGGGTAATCGAAGAGCGTCCGCGTCCGCGCCTTGCAGCGCCCGCAACAGTGCCGCTCCAGCGTCCCATTCCTCATGGCCTCGGGACCGGACCTCCTCGACGCGACCTGGCGAAGCGAGATGTTCGCCGTCATCGACGACATCGAAGCGGCATCCGTTCTCGGGCTGGAGTCCACCTCGCCTTCGGAACGCTTCAACCCGATGCACGAGAAGTGGACCGCCAGCCTCAACCTGATGGTCACCTCCATGCAGCTGATGCGCGAAGGCGTCGAAGAGCTCGACACCGAGAAGGTCAACCAGGCCAACAGCGCGCTCCAGACCGCTACCCGCGTCCTCGGCGAAGCCGCCGCCCTCATCCCCGAGTAGCGCCCGCCACTACACATTTGATAGCACCGCCGTGCTACGCTGATCCCATGATGGCTACGCGCGTTCGCCGGCACACCCGGGAGGAATACCGCTGCCGCCGCTGTGGCGCCTTTAGCCCCGTGCTCTTCCGCATCGGCGGCACCCGCCTCTGCCCCGATTGCTTCCGGAACCCTACGCCCCACCTCGAGCCCCGCCAACGAGAGACCCCCGAGCAGTTTCGCTAGTCTCTTCCCTCTCCGCTCTTCCCTCTTCCCTCTTCCCTCTTCCCTCTTCCCTCTTCACTCGCCCGCGCGCTCCATCAACGCCCACCGCAGGTACACCGCCAGGTCCAGCGCCTCTTCGTACGCCTCCCGCAACGGGTCCCGCCCGTTGTGCGCCTCCAGCGGCCCCCCGTAGCTCTCCCATCCCTTCCGGTTCCGCTCCTCCAGGTCCGCGTGCACCCCCGCGAACACGTCCAGCCTCTCCTCTTCACTCTTCCCTCTTCCCTCTTCCCTCCTCACACCGTCACCGGCGCTCTCACGTTGAACCGGAACGGCTGCCCGTCGTTCCCCGCGAAGTGCTCCACGGATGCGTCCGCGTACACCACCTTGAAGTCCGCCAGCCATACGCCCGGGTCCAGCAGCGTGCTCTCCGCCGGGATCACCGTCAGCGTCACGATCCCGCTCGCCGGCGTCGTCAGCACCACGGCATGGTTCGCCATGGTCGGTGAGTCCCGGTCCTGCCGCTTCGCGCTCGCTGTGAGCGTCGCCCCCGTCACGTCCACCGCTACCCCGGCGCGCTTCAGCGTCACGATCATCACCCAGGTGTTCCCCGCCGTGAACGGGATCCCGCCGTTGATCAGCTGCGGCATCAGACCACCTCCAGATCGAACGCTTGCTCTGCCATCCCCGATAGCGTAAACGACTGCTCCGCAGCGCCCTCCAGCTCGAACGACTGCTGCGCCATCCCTCGCAGGTCGAAGGCCACGGTCTGCTCCACGCCGACAGCCCCTGCGAGGTTCACCGTGAGGCTGCCCGCTACCACTGCAACGCCAGAGCTCTGCCCCGCCAGGACGATGCTCAGCGACAGCTCCCCCGTCACCGTCGCCCCACCGGCGGACACCCCGGCCAGCCTCAGCGACATCTCCAGGTTCCCGGCGACGGCCGCCACACCGCTTACAGTCCCCGCAAGCCCCCGCGTGAC